CCTAAAAGTGTATATGATGTATCTGAGTCTGGATTTAAAACAGATAAAATAACTTTAACTAAATTATCTGCAGAGGCAGAAGGTGAGTTAAAAGATTTCTTAGATTCTATTGTAAGATACAATGCAATAGATGTGTATTTATCTACATTCATAGCAGGTATGAAAGAGCATACAGATGAAAGTGGTATGCTACATCCTAAGTTTATGCAAGCAGTAACTGCAACAGGTAGATTATCTAGTCGTGATCCTAACTTTCAGAATCAACCTAGAGGTAAAACATTTCCTATAAGACAAGTTGTTAAATCTAGATTTGATAATGGTAAAATGTTAGAAATAGATTTTTCTCAACTTGAATTTAGGACTGCAGTATTTATGGCACAAGATAAACAAGGTATGGAAGATATAAAAAATAATATTGATGTGCACCAATATACTGCAGACATTATTGGAGTATCAAGACAAGATGCTAAGGCACATACATTTAAACCTTTGTATGGTGGTGTAACAGGTACAGAAGATGAGAAAAAATATTATCGTAAGTTCTTAGAAAAGTACGAGGGTATCAGAGCATGGCATGATAAATTACAAACTCAAGCAATTAAGTTTAAAGTAATTACCATACCAACTGGCAGACAATACTCATTTCCATATGCACAACGAATGCCTTGGGGTGGATCTAGTTATGGTACACAAATAAAAAATTATCCTGTGCAAGGATTTGCAACAGCTGATATTGTTCCATTAGCATGTATAAATATTTACAATCTAATGAAAGAACAGAAGGTAAAAAGTTTACTCATAAACACAGTTCATGATTCTATCGTAGCTGATGTTTATCCTGGTGAAGAAAATGTGATGGGTAAAATATTTAAACAGGGCACAGCAAGTGTTATCCAATCATTGAAAGATTATTATGATATTGATTTCAATGTTCCACTTGACACAGAGACTAAAATAGGATATAACTGGTTAGATATGAAGGAGGTAATAATCACATGACCAATAAAAAAGTTACACAATTTATAGTAATGGGTAAATTTACAAATGCTAGTAAATTTATTTTTGAAAAACAGTTTGTTAATAGACATAGTGCAGACACATATGTTCAGTTAATGAATGAGAATAAAGAGTATGAAGGTTATGAATACTTTTTATTTGAACAATCACATGCTTACAAATCGGAGGAATAAATGATTGAAGCGTTAGAAACTCTAGATGAGTTTGAAGATAATGATGTTACTGTATACGATCAGTACAGGGCATTTATAGATGATCATAGGGGCACTTATGATACTCTATATCTAAATAAAGACCATGAAGACTATTCAACTTGGAAACAATTTGCAGAGTCAGATGGATTTAGAGTAATACAATCGGAAGGAGAAACACGTCTATGCTAGATATTATACTCTCACTGATATTAATATTTGTAGTAGGTATGTGGGTGTGCGATTTTGTATACCCACCATACAAAAAAAATAAAAAAAAGTAGTTGACATTATATGAAAAATATGATATACACAATTTATTATAAGGAGGTGTTCAATGTCAGATAATGAACTCATAAATATAAATACAATGACTGATGAGCAGATAATGAAAGCTATCGGTCAAGATGATGGTACATCTAGTAGTGATGGTATTCCTAGATTGACTATTAATCGAAGTCCAGAAGATGATGATGGTAATCAAATACCAGTAGGTCATTTCTCTGTATTCGATACAACTATAGGTAAAGTTGCTTATGGTAAACCAATTAACTTTAGACCATTTATTAGTGGTATGCAATACATGCATTATGATGCTGATAAAGGTGAGTATGTTAATAGGTCAGTAATATTTTCATCTCACAAAGATGAAGCTATTGATATGCTTGGTGGTGTCAACTGCGGTAAGGTACCATATAAAGACAGAGAAACTCTATCACCAGAACAACAGATGATACAGAGAACAATCAGATGTTATAGACTGGTGTATGGTGTAGTAAGTTTTGATGGCGTATTAGCTAATGGCGAAGTACATAAAGTAGAAAACTTACCTGCATTGTATAGAGTATCTGGTACAGCATTCTTACCTGTCAGTAATGCAATCAAGAGATTGAAAGACAGTGGCAAAGTTATGCTTAAACAAATACTATCAATAGATACTGAGAGACAGAAAAAAGGTGGTAATACTTTTTATGTTCCTGTAATTAATCCTAAGACTGGAAGTGAATTACAGTTTACAAAAGAAGATACTGAAACTTTAGCTGTGTTTCAACAAGCTGTAAAGAAAGAAAACGAAGAAGTAATTGCAGCTTACAAAAATGCTAGAACTAAAAAGGCTAGTGGTCAAGATGCAGAAGATGCAAAGATCGTTGAAGAAATGGACGATAAATTACCAGAAGAGGTACTTGCATCATAATGAATACGATACTAGATAAAGTAAAAATTTATTTGGATAAAGTATCTAGCAATCCTGTAGCTATCTCTGAGGATTTAGTTGAAGAGTTTGGTGAGGCGTGTAAAAACGCCTTACGCAGACAGTTCTCAGAGAAGCGTAAGGATAAGTTTGAACCAAGAATGTCAAATATAGGTAGACCACTTTGTCAATTACAAATGGAAGCTAAAGGTATTAAAGGTGATGGACAGCCTTACAATGCTAAGATGCGTAATATGTTTGGTGATTTGATAGAGGCACTTGCTATATTTGTTATGAAATCTGCAGGAGTAAAAATTGATAGTGAACAAAAAGAAGTTGAGTATAAGTTTAAAGAAGACACAATGTCTGGAAGATTGGATGTTGAAATTGATAACAAAGTTTGGGATATTAAAAGTACATCACCATATTCCTTTGAGCATAAGTTTGGCGAAAAGGGAGGCTTCAGTGAAGTAGTTAATAATGATTCTTTTGGTTATGCCTCACAAGGTTTTCTCTATGCTGAAAGTATGGAGAAACCTTTCGGTGGTTGGATAGCTATAAATAAATCTACAGGTGAATGGACAGTATGTGAGGCACCAGAGTTTCAAGATGACCATAGAGATAAGTTTATAAAAGTAGCATCAGATAATTATAGTGCACTTAAAAATAAAACAGAGTTTAAAAAATGTTTTAATGATGTAGAAGAAACATTTAGAGGCAAACCAACAGGCAACAGAACGCTAGGTACTGTATGTTCTTTTTGTCCATACAAGGTACCATGTTGGGGAGATGGATTGCAACACTTGCCACAACAGCAATCCAAAGGAAAGAATCCTAAGATGGTTTGGTATACTTCGGTTACTAATCCTAAAAAGGAGGATGTTGAGAGTAGTGAGGGGTAGTTTGAGGGGTCTATTTCTTACTACTCTTAATATTTAAATTATGTTTTTTGTAGTATTTAGAAAAAAAGGTGATGATGAATATAGATTATTTAGTAATCAATTATTTGATAACGAAAAAGATGCAGAACATTTTGGTAAAACAAGTATGAAAAGAGGATTTGAACATAAAGTATTAGACTATACTTTAGATAACCATGAAAGGTATTGGTATGACTAAAAAAGTTAAAGATCAATTTAAACAATGCATTAAAGTTTTAGTATCTCCATGGGAAAATGGTTTTACGTGTGGTATTACTATGGATAGTAAAACATCTATGTCTACACAACAATACGAATTATGCTCTACAATAGCTAGAGGCATGATAAAAATGGCAACCCAAGATCCACAAACAATATTTGTATATGGATTAAAAGGTTTTGCTGAAGATAAAAAAGACCCAAAAAAAACTAGCTTAGCTATAAATTCAGTTGCAGAATTTGATGAAGAAGATAATGTTATTGACTTTATAGAATGGCTAAAAAATAAACGTGAAAAGGAGTTAAACTAATGGCAACGCACTTAGTTATGGGTGATCCTCATTGTACCCCTAAAGCAAACAATGATAGATTTTTGTGGGCAGGTAGACTGGCCGCAGATATAAAAGCTACACATGTAATATGCATGGGAGATTTTTGTAGCATGGATTCTTTATCTACGTATGATCGTGGTAAAAAATCATTTGAAGGCAGAAGATACCAACAAGATATGTCGCATTCACATGAAGCATTATCTTTGTTTAATAAAGGTCTAGGTAGACATAAGCCTAGAAAGATTATGTTACATGGTAATCATGAAGACAGAATAGATAGATTTGTAGAAGAGAATCCAGAGTTAGAAGGTACTATGAAAATATCTGATCTACAATTTAAAAAGTATGGTTGGCAAGAAATACCTTATAAACAATTTAAAGTTATTGATGGTGTATATTATGCACATCACTTTCCTTCTGGTGTTATGGGATCAGCTATATCTGGTGAAAATATTGGTAGAACTCTCTTGACAAAACACAAAGTTTCTGCTACAGTAGGACATAGTCATCTTTTAGATTATGCTATATCTACATTACCTAGTGGTAATAAGATTCATGGACTATCTGCAGGATGTTATTTAAATCATTCAGAATCTTTTGCTAAAGATACTGAGCATATGTGGTGGAAAGGTTTGATAATTAAAAGAGAAGTTAAAGATGGTAATTATAATCTAGAGGCTATAGATATTAAAACTATTAGGAGAGAATATGGCAGAAGTTAAACAAGAGATTATATATAATGGTCATACATATATGTTAGCAGATGATGCTCATCATGCTGTTGATAGATCATTCGAGAATGAAAGAACAAATGATAATGTACATTCACCTGCACATTATAAACATGGTAAGAAAGAAACTATTGATGTTATACAAGACTGTATGACTGATGATGAATACCATGGTTATCTAAAAGGTAATATATTAAAGTATGTAGCTAGATATAAATTTAAAGGTGAGCCTTTACAAGATTTAGAAAAGGCACATTGGTATTTAAGTAGACTTATAAAGGAGGTCAAATAATGTCAGCAATGAAACAAGCTATGATTGAAGTGGTAGATTTAGTATGTGGTTGTTTACAAGAAAACAAAACATTATCACAAACTATAAATGATTTGAAAGAACTACAAGGATTAAAGATGACTCATAATCCTTACCTTAGTGATGAAGAATTAATTGAGAAAACATATTATGACTATAGAGGTTATTAATGGATACGAAGTTGCTAATGTTAGATGCATTACGAAAACGTTACGAGGCAGATATAGCTAATGCCTATACTACTGCACTTATTTATCTTAATTCATCTGTTGGTATTGGTGAGCACCCACAGCACCTTGATGAGTTGGATAAACTTATAAATAAAATTTCATCTGCTGATGAAAATATTAAAACTCTCAACAAATATTTTACTGATAAATAAAAGGAGAGAGTATGAGTAAAGATAAAAAACAAGATGCAAATGCAAAGACATATCTGATAACATCAGAACAATTAATGGATATTATGAGATATTTAATGACTAGACCATATGGAGAAGTAGTTAATATAATGAATAAATTATCTTCGCTAAGTCCTTTGGATCCTAGAATTAGTGCAGAGTTTGTTAAACAAGGAGAAAGCAATGACAGAAAAGAAAGAAGATGAGATACTAAAGCATACAGGAATACTGTTTGAACTAAAGATAGGATTAAATAAAAACAATATGGTTGTAATAGATTATGGTGGAAAACCTGTGACTAAAATAAGAGAAGCATTAAAGACTCATCCGTTCCATGCTAATCTTTGTGCATCAATAATTAATCATGCTAACTCTGTTGGTAAAAAATTACAAGAAGATGTTAAACAGATTATACAAAAAATTTAGATATTACTTTTGGCATAACTGTGTTATGGATAAACTAGAAGGTTATGCTGTTTCATTAAGTAGCTGGTTTTGGACTAAGCGATGGGGTGATAGAGAACTTTATCGCAAAGCCCAAAAAAAAAGGAACCCAAGATAACTTAGGTTCCTAATTAGTCGTGTTGCCTTGCTGTGGGGGAGTCTTTATGGCTCCCCTTTTTTATTAGCAGTTCCAGGCTCTTAATGCTTTATTAATTCTAGAGTTAGGATCATTGGCAGTTTTCTTAGACGTAAGTTTCTTTTTCATACCTTTCATCCTCGCACAAAAAGAGGCACGCCTT